GAAACAATTAGAAATTGGAAATTTATTTAAAGTAGCTCAATCAGATATTGTTAAAAAAATGTTATCCGAAACATTTGGATTATCTATGCCAGATTTAGGTAATTTATTTAAGTCTTCGATAGAAATAAAAACTGTTTCTGATATTAAGAATATGGAAATATACAAGATACTAGATGATGTTTTCAAAGAAAAATTAGCAGCTGACAATGGTATAGATGTAAAATTATTAGATGGTGTAGTTTTTTGTTCAACAAAATTATATTCAAAACAAGAATCAGACCAAAAAGAAGGTGAAAATTTTGCATTAACCTTAAAAACATCCTTTGAAGTTTTTTTTGAACCAGATAGTATACAAAAAAATCCTGCAAACGATGAAGAAAAAAATTCAACAAAATTTTTAAATGATTTTGATAGAATAGATTATCGTGTTCAAAAAATTTCTGCTATTGCACTGGGTTACGGTAATAGTGAGGATTCTGTAAAAAAAATGTCAGAAGACATAAAAAAAATAAAAAAATTTATTGAATTGGAAAAACAAGAAAAGGCATTAAAGTCTGACTTAGTTAATCATTCAGTTCAACTCAGAGCTATTTCAAGTGATAATCCTGAATATTTGGAAGAATATTCTAAACAAGCAGGTGTAAGTAGCGATGCTGTTAGTGATATAATAAATACTGCACCAGATTTAGATTCTGAAATAGAAGACGATTTTTACAATGGTGAAGAAAATGAACTTGATACAACAGCAGATACTCATGTTTTACACCTAAATGTTGATCAACCACCGACTGATGTTGAAAGCCTTCCGATAAATATTATTGGTCTTGATTTGGCATTGTGCTTAAAAATAGAATCTACTAATGAATGGGATTACAATGGTGATTTAATAATTCAAGATGGATTTTTTAACTCATTTGCTGTAACAGAATTTCCTATAAAATTTAGAAAGGTAAATGGAAATGTGATAATAAATAAAAATGGACTTACAAGTTTAAAAAATATGCCAAGTATAATAACTGGCAATTTTAGTGTTTCGGATAATAAATTAACTACATTGGAAAATTTTCCAAAATCAGTTGGTGGATCAATAGACATTAGTAACAATACTATAACATCACTTACAAATTCTCCAGAAAGTTGTAATGGAACATTTAATTGTTCTAATAATAAATTAACTTCTTTGGAAGGATCTCCAAAATCTGTTACTGGTAATTTTATTTGTAATAAAAACCTTTTAGACGAAGACGGTTTTACAGGATCACCAACATCAATTTTGGGTGATATGATATGTACAGATAATTTTATAGAATCTTTTAAAAATGGTCCAGAAATATGGGGTAATCTTGATTGTAGAAGAAATAAAATAGGTGATAGTCAAGATTTATTTGGCGGAGGAAGTTTAATAGTTAAAGGCGATATATTGTTAAGCGAACAATTCTCCGATACAAAATTGGATGTTAATTTAATAAAAGAAAAAACAAGAGCTAAAAATGTTTTTATTTAATGAGTATAAGAGATAACTATGTTAGTATATGATGTTATACAAGAAGTCCCAGCAAACACCGTTAATTCAGGTTCTCGTTTGGTATTAGTAGAATATACACCAACAGATGAAGAAGTTGCAAACATATTATACGATACATCAGCCTATGATAATTCAGACAGAACATCACCAAGAGCATCAACAGGTGGTACTTCTGGAGTTACCGGTACTACTGGTGGAACTGGTACTACTGGTGGAACTGGTACTACTGGTGGAACTGGTGCTACTGGCGGAACTGGTAATAACAATGAAATTCCAGAAACAAAAAATGTAACTGTAAATGGCGTTACATATACGGTATACACACAAGGAACGGAAACTGGATCAGATGATAGTATTATTATAGATGGTGTTACATATAGTGCAAATGATTATATTCAAAGAAAAGAAGAAGAGGCAAGGAACCAAACACTTTTGAATGATGGTTCTGCTGATGGAAGTACGGGTGAAAAATATGATAAAAATAATCCAAATCCACAAGAAAATAAAAAAGTAGAAGTTGTTGAACCTTGTATTGAAAAAGGAGATACTAGTGGATCCGGTGCTACTGGAGGTGCTGGATCTACTGGAGGTGCTGGATCTACTGGAGGTGCTGGTGGGGGCACCGATGATACAACACCTATTGCACCGAGAGTTGTAAAAAAAGGAAAATATGGAACATTTAAGTCATCCACAAAAAATAAAAATGCACCACTTATTTTTGTTGTTGGTGGTGTTTCTTTACCTCCAAATTCAAGTCCAGGAACATCACCTGGCGATAATCCACAAAATCCGGATAAAAAGGAAGGATATATGTGGACAGGATTCGGAACTGCTAAAACTGGATATAATGACTTACAAGATTTTAATATCTATAATTGTATGACTTCACAAACCAGTAAAAGTGGTTGGTCTGAATGTGAAAAGATATTGAATGAACAAAAAATAAAACCATCAAAATATATTTTAGTAATATATTCTGCAGGAGTTGCCGGTGGACATAGTGGAGTTTTAACAGTAAAAACAGCAGATAAATGGGATCAAATACATATTTCTGGACCACCATTGGGTGATTTTGGTGTTGATGAAAAGAAATTTAATAGCTATTTGAAAACTATTGAAAAGGCAGGAAAAGATAAAGTATATTATTGGTGTGTTGGAACAGGAAATAAAGAAGGTGCTGCAAGAACAGATTGGAAAAAAAAGATTATTGATTCATTACCTGCAAGTAATGTGAATACACAAGTAGACAATCATTATCAACAAATTGAAGATGTATCACAAGGAATAAAAAAACTTGTGTCAGTTGAACAGGGAACAAAGGCAGAAGTTATTGTTACTGAACCTGTTAAGACTCAACCAATTTGTGACGATTTAACTAAATTGGATGCAAAGAAAAAGGCCAATGAGGGTCCACAAGGTGGAGCAGAAAATGTAACAGAACAAAGAGAAACATCAGATGGACAGCAGAAGGAGGCTGATCCAAAGGCACCAAATAAAAATGTTGAACCTGTTTATAGTGGAAAATTAAATCACAGATTCTATCAATATCCGATAGAAAATAATACTAAACCAGCAACATTACAAGAAATGTTGGATCCAAAAAAACCTTGGTACAAAAGATATTGGGCATGGAGATCTTCAGATTCTCCTGGCTATGGTTTACCAGAGAATGAATCTTTATTATCTGCTCCAGATGGCACTCCATTGGTTACATCGTTAATACCATATTGGCCACCACCAGAAAATGATGGAATTCCTGATACATCTAAACAACTTTTTAAACCAAAACCAACTGTTTCTGGAGAGTGGAAAAATTTAAGCAGTGCTTACAAAAAAATAACATCGGTATTTGATATACCAATAATACTAAATTCTCCAGATGTAGGTTTATTTAATAGTAAAATTGGATATTTGTTTGAACAAGGAAATGAACTTCACATGACAATTCCTTCATCACAAATTATACACAATAGAGGAAAGGGTGTTGGTATAGGAATTGCAAAGAATACAAACATTGAAAATAAACCTGATGCAAATTGGGGTGCTTGGTCGAGATGGGATGGATATTTTACAAAACATTGTCTTGATATAAATGGATTCAATACACATCCTGATATTGAAAATGTAAACAAATACCATGAAAATTTAATAAAAGCTGGAAAATTGGCAAATTATCCAGGAAATAAACAATGGAAACCGGATGAAATGTTAGCAGAATTATCACAAAATTCTGTAATAAAACCAAGTAAATTATGGTTTAATCACTTAAATGAAGAAGAACTGTTAAAAGATAAAGCCGATTGTGCAATTTTTGTAGTAGATTATCATATAAATAAAAACGGTTCACTAACAGAAGCTGGTAAAAAATTAGTTTCACATATATTAAATAAATTAAAATGGAAAATGGCAACAATATCAACTGTTAGTTACCATAATATGACTGATAATATTTTTAGAGTTGATGTTTTACCATATATGGATTCGTCTGGTAATTTAATAACAATAGGTGGACAAATAAATTCAAATAAACCGGATCCATCTATGGCACAAAATGCAACAATATCTGTTAAAAAACAATCACTATATGATATTGCAAAAATAAATGGTGATAGTTGGGTAAATGGTGCAATATTTATTACAAATATGAAAAAATTACCAAAAAGTGATTTTAGAGAAGGTGAAAATTTAGAGTCAAAACTTTACGAATCTGAAATATTGACCTCGTATAAGGAGAGAATAGGAAAAACAAATGAACAATTAAATTCTATTCTGTATGATATAGTAAAAGACATTTTGGCAGTAGAACCAGATCCACCACCACAACCAGATCCAGTAGTAACTGGTAATCAATCAAAAGATGCTGCTGATGGTAATTTACCATTTACATTAAGAGGTGGTAATGCCTATAAAAAATGTCAGCCATGCACAAGTAACGATATTGGTGGTGCTGCAACATCTGTATTTACCGGACAAGGTATTTATACAATAGGTGGTTCATTTCCTGATACCGGAGCTGAAGCTGGAATATGGGATCCAGTCGGAGATCAATTAAAAGATTTTATGAGAGGATCTGGTCAAGCTGAACTTTCTGGAGCAGAAATAATATCCGGAGGAGGAATGACAACTGCTTGGAGAGGTACATACACGATGGGTCCAACAAGAGCTTGTGGATCAAAACATAGTGCAGGTTTGGCAAATGATTATCGATTTAAAATAAGCAAATTGTTTCCAAAAGCAGCAACTGGAGCCGGAACAGGTGAAAATCCTAATCTTCTGAAAAGTTCAACCTTTATGAAAATAATGAACTCTTTTGCAAGTAGTAAAGGGTTAGGATGGGGTGGGAGCTGGGGCAATCAAACTGCTGCTCTTGCAACTCAACCTTGGGGTATTGATTTGACTGGCATTAAAGATGCAAAAGGTAAAGTGATTGCTACAGATTCAAGTGAAGTACATCACTTGGAAGTGAAAGGTGCAGATACTAAAAGATTTTTTGCACCATATAGAAATTCTCTAAAAACAAAATATAATAAAGATTATACAACTCTTCAAAATCCAAAAGATATAGTTGAAATTTATGAATATGGTTTAGGTCCAGAGGCAAATTATCTTGCATGGACACAAGGATTTAGTCAGTTTCGTAGTGGTTGTAGAAGACCAAAAACAAACCAAAATTGGAATGGTAAATATGGTTCATCAGATAAAAGTGTAGGAACTGGAACAGATAAGACTAATTCAAAAAATTGTAACATATGAGTTTTGTATAATTTAACGATATTTTTTCATTTTGATAATTATTAGAAACAATTATAGGTAATTAAACAATGGATAGCAAAAAGTTTTTTTCACAAATTCGTTCAATAATACGAGAAGAAATAGAGTATGCATTGGACAAGAAAATAAAGAATGGTAAAAAAAGTGATGTTGATACAATATCACATGGTATGTCATTATACAAAGAAACAAATAAAAAAGTTTCAGAAAATACTACACCCAAAAAGAAACCATTAAATTCAAATTTTAACTCTATAAATGATATTCTTGAAGAAACCCGCAGAACACTACAAGAAAGTTCAGACATGGAACAAGAATTTAGTTTTACTGCTGATATGGCTGAAGGATTTGGTTATCAAAGAGGAAATACACCGATACCACAAGGTTATTCACAATCGGAAATTCCAACAGAAGTAATGTCTGCATTAACAAAAGACTATTCTGCTCTTATGAAAAAAATTGATGAAAAGAAAGGGAGATAACTTTGGCAGCAACATTTAGAAGAAAAAGAACTGTATTATTAAATGAAGGTGATGCAAATATAAAAAATGCAAAACCTATTGGTGTAACTATACCATTTAATAATCCATCTGGAATATTTTTTCAAAGTTATACAAATAGAATACAAGTGTTTTCAAATTTAAAAAATTTGTTAATGACTGCAAAAGGTGAACGATATATGCTTCCTGATTTTGGAACAGAATTAAAATTTATTCTGTTTGAAAATATAACAACTGAGGAAGATTTTTTGGATAGAATAGACGGTACAATACGGGATGCAATAAGTACATGGATGCCTTATATTTTAATAGAAAACTTAGAGGTTAAATTAAATCTAAGTGAGGATGGTAGGGTAGACGAACCTGACCATGCTATAGGAATATCATTATCTGTAAAAATATCTGGTACAAACATATATTTGCCAATACAGATATTTATATCTACTACCGGAAATTTACAAATAGAAGAGGCGTTGTATAATGGCTGATTTAATAAAAAAGGATATTCGTTACTTATCAAGAGATTTTGCATCATTAAAGCAAAATCTTATTGATTTTACAAAAAATTATTTTCCAAATACATATCAAGACTTTAATGAAACATCTCCTGGTATGATGTTTTTAGAGATGGCAGCATATGTTGGCGATGTTCTTTCTTATTATACGGATGTTACATTACAAGAGTCTTTGATATTACATTCTTCTGAAAAAACAAACATATTAAATCTTGCACAATCACTTGGATATAAACCAAAAAATAAGATTGCATCTAATGTAAAATTGGATATTTTTCAAATAGTTCCTGCAAAAACGGTTGATGGTCAAATAGTTCCGGATTATTCTTATGCATTTTCAATAGAACCTGGAATGGTTGTTGGTGCAAATAATGGAAATGCAGTTGAATTTAGAACAACAGACTATGTTGATTTTAAGTTTAGTAGTTTAATAGATCCAACAGAAGTAACACCTTTTGAAGTTGATGTTAATGGTGAAGTTTTATTTTGGTTATTGAAAAAATCAGTAAATGCAGTTTCTGGTGTTATTAAAACTGTTGATTATGAATTTAATGATCCAAAACCTTATGATAAAGTTGTTTTAGATGAAGCAAATTTGATAGATATTTTGTATGCAATAGATTCGGATGGTAACAAGTGGTATCATGTTCCGTTTTTGGCACAAGATACTATATTTGAGCCAACAATAAACATATCGAGAAATGATAAATTTTTAAGTAAATATAGAGAAGAAACACCCTATCTATTGAAATTGAGAAAAGTTTCAAGAAGATTTGTTTCAAGACAAATAAATGATCAAAAATTTGAAATACAATTTGGTGCAGGTGTTTCTGATTTAGACGATGAACTGTTAATACCAAATCCAGATTTAGTTGGTAATTCACTTTCTGGAATTGAAACATCAACATCAGTCGATATTGATCCATCAAATTTCTTGTATACAAAAACTTACGGTCTTGCACCAAATAATACAACATTAAAAATGTATTATACTATCGGTAGTGGTGTTCAAGATAATGTCACAAGTGATGTTTTAACAAAAATACAATCAAGAACAATATTACTAGATGAAACTGGTTTAGATTCTATATTGTATCAACAGGCAATATCAAGTCTTGCAGTAACTAATCCAAATCCATCAAGTGGCGGCAAAACTGGTGAAGATATAAATGAAATTCGTCAAAATGCACTTGCATATTTTGCTTCACAGAATCGTGCAGTAACAAAAGAAGATTACATAATTCGTGCATATAGTCTTCCATCAAAGTATGGTTCTATTGCTAAGGCATACATAACAAAAGATACGCAATTAACTACTGAATCCATATTCAATAGTGACAGAATACAAAATGATTTGGCATTAAATTTTTATGTACTAGGATATGACGGTAATCAAAAACTAACAACGGTAAATGATGCAACAAAAGAAAATTTGAAAACATACCTAAATTATCATAGAATATTAACGGATGCTATAAACATTAGAGATGCTTACATTTTAAATATTGGTTTGGAATTTGATATAATAACATTTCCCGATCAAAATGGAAATCAAGTAATTCTAAGATGTATCGATAAACTAAAACAATATTTTGACATAAAAAAATGGCAAATAAATCAACCAATAGTATTGAGTAATGTATTCACAGAATTAGATAAAGTTGAAGGTGTTCAAACAGTAGTTGATGTTAAAATAAATTCACTATATGATCAAACACTTGGATATTCAAAACATGCATATAATATACAAGAAGCAACAAAAGATGGTATAATTTTTCCATCACTTGATCCTTCTATTTTTGAAATAAAATATCCCGATAACGATATTATTGGTAGAGTGAGGGCATTTGGATGATTTACGCTCTTTATGCACAGAAAGATGCAACAATATACGAAAGAACTGAAACTAAAAATACCGGATTGGATTCTTTGTTAGAACTATCTCACGAATTAGTTGGTAGTTCTTCAAAGTATAATAGTAGAATCTTGATGAAATTTGATTTTACAGA